ATTGAAAGATGTAATTGAAAATCAACAAAAGGAAATAAACGAATTAAAATCATTAGTAAATCAGTTAATTAACAAAAATTAATCTTTTTACTAATATAGTTATATTTATAAACACAAAGGTAAAGAAATAAAATGGCTTTAGAAATACAAAAACAAATAGGTACAAGTAGAGGTATTACTTCTGAGGGATATGTAAGAATCGAATCTTTCGAATTTAGGAAATCAACTGGATTTCTTAGAGTCCAACCAACTTTATACTTAAATGAAGGAGCTGCTTCAAGTGCATCTCAAGATTTATTTGATGAACATTCACCTGCTATGTTAGTAGAAGAGTGGGAAGCAAAAAGTTATGAAGTTAAAGAAAATTATACATTTCACTTAACCGAATCACAAGTAAGAACTAGAGAATATTTACGAGTAGAAACTGTATCTGAATCGGTTGATTCAATCGTTCCAGACCCAGAAGATCCTGAAAATATGATTACTCAATCATCTTGGACTTATGATACTGTAAATGTTAGTGGTAGTGAAGAATATACTGCAAATGTAATTTCAACTAATGCAATAACTGGTTCAACTATTTATGATTTTGCATATCCATTACTAAAAGCAGAGCTAGTATCAGTTTTTGGTGATGTTGTTGTAGATGCATAATAAAAACCCAAAGAGTTGTGGCTATACTACGTTCAGGTGAGTTAAGTGCTACCATTATAAATGGTGAATTGGGTAGAGGTCTAACGACATGTTTTTCAATTGATTTTGCTGAAAATGGCAACTACGGAAGAATTAATCCAAGAAGCTTCCTTCGACCCAATCCAGATAACCCAGCCGCATATAGTGAGTGGTATGGATACGCCCATTCAAGAGGTGGTGGTGGTGGCCCAACGGATCCCGAAGTTGAAGAAATAACATTATCTTTTGGTGGTTCAAATCAAACCATTGCTTGTGGTGGAGGTCCTGGAAGAACAATTTATTTCGATGGGGAAAGTCAATGGTGGAATAGACCAATATTCACAAATACGGCTATGACTATTTACGCTCAAGAAGGTTGGTATTCTGACCAACCCTATGCACGGGGTTTTAGTGTTAGGTATTGGGGAGGTAGTAGTTGGTCAAGTGAACCATCGCTGTGTCCCTTTTAAAATTTAAAAATTGAAATTTATCTTTTGAAGATTTTCGTTATATTTATATGTGTATTTGATTTATTTATCAAAATAAACTTATTGGAGAAATAAAATTATGGCAGAAAGAATAGTATCACCCGGAGTATTTACGAGAGAAAATGACCTTTCGTTTTTAGCGCAAGGGGTAGGAGAAATAGGAGCAGCATTTGTAGGACCGTTTAAACAAGGTCCAGCGTTTGTTCCAACGATTGTAAGAACACAATCAGAATTTGAAGATAAGTTCGGAACACCTGATGGAACTTATTATACGGAGTACGCAGTACAAAACTATCTTAGAGAAGCTGGAACAGCAACAGTTGTTAGAGTTTTGGGTAAAACTGGCGATGATGCTGGTTATTCTCAAGTAACACCTGTTGGTTTAGTAGCTAGTGGTTCTGATGGTAGTCAAACACTTATTGCAACATTACATAATACTGTAAATGGTGATGAGGAAGTAGGATTTGGTCCTTTTACTGTATCCCCATCATTAACTACATCTGGTTCATTTGTAGTGAGTGGTAGTGGATTGAGTAACATATCATCTTCGCTATTATCATCAGCTGGAAATGATGTAACTGATGTATTTGGTTCTAATCCATTAGGAAATAAAGAAGCTTATGTATATTCTTACTTCAAAACAGCAGTAAATGATATAAGTTTAGATGTTGGTAATGGAAACGCTGTTTCAGCTGAAGTACTTCCAACTCAAAACTTCACATATGAAGCAAGTTGGGCATCTACACCATTTGTTAAATCACAACTAATCTCAGGTGAAAGAAGTGATTTATTTAAATTCCATACATTAGGATATGGAACAAATGAAAACTCCAGATTTAAGATTTCAATCTCCAATGTGAAAGCTGCCGGTGAAGATGGAGGAACTGATTATTCAGTATTTACAGTAACTATTCGTTCATTCTCTGATACAGATAAGAGACCTGTTGTATTGGAAACATTTAGTAATGTAAACTTAGACCCAGCATCACCAAACTTTATCGCTAGAAGAATCGGTGATAGATATTTAACTATCGATTCAAATGGTAAGATTACTGAATGGGGTGATTGGGTAAACAATTCAAAATATATTAGAGTACAAGTAGCACCTCAGGGTTCTTATCCTGTATCTGCGGCACCATTCGGACATGGAGCATATTCTAACCCAATATTAGCAACTGATGAAACTATTGTTCCAGCAGTTGTTTACCAAACTGGTTCAGTAGTTAATTCTGCTGGTAACCCAACATATTTTGCTGGTTTCGATTTCGAAACAACTGGTGTAAAATATGATAACAACAATTATATCAAACCTCTACCTGAAAGTGTAGGAGTTGGTTCAAACGTTGATTTTGGATTCGATTCTCAACTTTCTTATGTAATGAGTGGTTCTGATTCATCTGATATGGTGAAAAGACAATTCTCAATTGCATTCCAAGGTGGATTTGATGGACAATCTCCTGCAACTGATATCAAATTAGGTTCTGATATGAGTGCTGGAAATTCGCAAGGACTTGATTTATCATCAACTACGGCTGGTGGTTATCTATCATACTCTAAAGGATTGAACGCAATTTCAAACGCTGATGAGTGGGATATTAATATGTTAGTAACACCTGGTGTTGTAAGAACATTACACCCTGGAGTTGTTAGTAAAGCAATTGATGTTGTTGAAGCTAGACAAGATGCATTTTACATCGCTGATTTCTCTGATGCTAGTTCAACAATCTCTGATGTAACAACTCAAGCTAACGCAGTAGATTCTAACTATGTTGGAACTTATTATCCTTGGGTTAAGACTGTGGATACAAACACTAACAAATTAGTAAGTGTACCACCTTCAGTATTGTTACCTGCTGTGTACGCAGCGAATGACGCTATTGCAGCTGAATGGTTCGCACCTGCTGGTTTAAATAGAGGAGGTATAATCGGAGCAGCATCGGTATTGAATAGATTAACACATTCTGAGAGAGATACTCTATATGAAAACAAAGTAAATCCAATCGCTTCATTCCCAGGACAAGGTATTGTGGCATTCGGACAGAAAACGTTGCAAGATAGAGCATCAGCACTGGATAGAATCAATGTAAGAAGATTGTTAATCAACGTTAAGAAATTTGTGGCATCTACATCTCGATTCTTAGTATTCGAACAAAATACGGCATCGACTAGAGGTAGATTCATCAACACTGTACAACCTTACTTAGAAGGAATTCAACAAAGACAAGGATTGTACGCATTTAAAGTAGTTATGGATGAAACTAACAACACACCTGATGTAGTTGATAGAAACATTTTGGCTGGACAGATATTCCTACAACCTGCTAAGACCGCTGAATTCATTGTAATTGATTTCAACATCTTACCAACTGGAGCATCGTTCTCGGCATAAAACAAAAAAATGAATAACTAATATTTATTAGTATAAAAGGGAAATAAAAAAATGGCAGAAGTATTAGAATTTAACGAAATGTTCTTCACCAACTTCGAACCGAAGATGAAGAATCGCTATATTATGGAGATTGATGGTATTCAATCTTACTTAATAAAAACAGCAGCGAGACCATCTATCAATTTCGAAACTGTGAAGTTAGACCACATTAACACTTATAGAAAATTACAAGGTAAGGGTGAGTGGCAAGATATCACAATCACATTGTATGACCCAATTGTACCTTCAGGTGCACAACAGGTGATGGAATGGGTAAGATTAGGATATGAATCTTTAACTGGTAGAAAAGGATACGCTGATTTCTATAAAAAAGATATTGATTTCTATATGTTAGGACCTGTTGGAGATAAAATTGAACAATGGAAACTAAAAGGTGCATTCATCCAAGCAGCTAATTTCAATGATTTAGATTTCTCATCTAATGACCCTGCCGATATTGAATTAACGCTTTCATATGATTACGCAATATTAGAATTTTAAGATATTATCCACTACTATCTATAAATTGAAGAAGGTTCTCTTAGTGAGAACCTTTTTTCGTTTTACAACTTTTTTATTTTGATATACTTATATATACAAACAAATAAAGGTTTAATATGAGTGAAAATAAATTCGAATTCCCAACTGAGGTGGTGGATTTACCATCAAAGGGATTAGTTTACCCAGAAGGACATCCATTAAGAAAAGGAAACATTGAAATTAAGTATATGACAGCAAGAGAAGAAGATATTCTTGCATCACAATCCTTAATTAAAAAAGGTGTAGTATTAGATAAGCTATTTGAATCAATAGTTGTAGAACCAAATGTAGATATCAATGATATATTTATTGGTGACAAAAACGCTATTCTTTTAGCAACAAGAGTAATGGGTTACGGACCTAATTATGAGGTAGAAGTAACTGACCCATCTACATTAGAACCACAAAAGGTAACTATTGATTTATCTAAAGTAAAAACTAAAGATTTTAGTGAAGATTTATTGAATGGTGATAATTTGTATAAATTTAAATTACCAAAAAGTGGAGCAGAGTTAGAGTTTAAACTTCTAACACATGGTGATGAAATTGAAATCACAAAAGAAAATCAAGCATTGGCTAGATTATATAAAGGTAAGGGAGATGCATCATTTGATGTAACAACTCGTTTAAAATATATGATTCAATCCGTAGATGGTAATCAGGATAGAGGTTATATTACTAAGTGGGTACAAAACTCATTCTTAGCATTAGATACAAAGTCATTCAGAAAATTTGTAAGAGAAATCAGTCCAGATATGGATTTAAAATTCAACTTTGTATCAGAGTTGACGGGTGAGGAGGAGGCGCTCGATATCCCGTTTGGGGTATCGTTTTTTTACCCTTCCGAATGATTATAGTATCCAACTCCATAACCAAATTTGGGAGTTGGTTAACTTTGGTAATGGATTTACTTGGAGAGATGTTTACTTCATGCCAATTCAATGGCGAAAATTCTACTTCAATAAATTGGCAGAGTTAAAAAAGAAAGAATCAGAAGAATACAAAAAAATGGAACGTAAGTCAAAAGTAAGGGTTAGAAAATAATCCTTACTTTTTTTTTATCCAATATTTATAGTTGTATAAATATGGACATTCATTATGAAAAACAAAAAACAAATAAGTGAAGCTTCAATTGCTGGATTTATTAATCGTTTCTTGGGTGATATGCAAAAGGGTACTCAAGATAGATTTATACAAAGGGCAAAACAAAGAAAGCTACCAAAGGATTTGGTTAACCAGATGGAAAAAATTGAAAAAGAAAGACAGCATCTGGATAATATTATTAAAAAGTACTCTAAGTAAATTAGTTAAATGGCAGATAATCTAAAGACTAAACAGGACTTAATTAAAGCCCAAGAACGTTATCAGACTCTTCTTGATTTACAAGCAAAGACTGGTAAGGATTTTAGTACGTCTTTAGATAAACAAAAAGAAAAGGTTGTTTCTTTAGCTAAAGCTTTAAAAAAAATAAATCAAGAAAGATTAGATTCTCTTAAATCGGAAGAATCATCTATAAAATCTATTTCATCAAGTTTCCAAACATTTTCAAATTTACAGAAAAAAACTTTATCAATTGGTGCTGCGGTAGCAACAGAAAACAAAGAGCAAGTAAAAGCTGTAACAGACGTTCTTAATACAACAAGAGATATAGCATCAATCTCAAAAGATGATGAGTTTGCACGAAAGGCTCTTACAAACCAATACAATGAACAACTTAGTGCTGCTAAATTACAATTTGGTGAAGAATCTGATATTATTAAAGCAATGCAAGCTCAATTTGATGAAGCTATATCTTTATCAAAATTAAGTGAAGAGGAAAAAAAGGTTTTAGAATCACAAGCAGCTGCATATGATACCATTCAAACTAAAATAGCATCAATTGGAGCAACTCTAAGAACATTCCTTAGTAGACCACAAGCTTTAATTGGTGGTTTGTTTGTTGGTGCTGGTGTTTTAGCAGATAAATTCGCAGATGTAAATAAGGAGTTAGGAAACGGATTTGATATATTAAACGGAACAACAGCATCTGCAGGTGTTCTGGGATTTGTATTTGAAGATACTGCTGGGACTGTAAAAGCATTAGCTAGTGAGTTTGGTGGTACTGAAGCAGCAACCTTTAAAACTCAAGCCAATATTGGTTTGATGGCAACAAATATGGGTATTTCAAATACCGAAGCAGTTGCATTAACTGGTTCATTTGCAAGAATGGCTGGTGGTTCAACTGATATTGCTGCTGATATGGTTAAAACTACTCAACAATTTGCAAAACAAAATGGAATAGTTCCATCAGCACTTATGGCTGATTTAGCTGGAGCAACTGAAGAATTCGCATTGTTTGGTAAAGAAGGTGGAGAAAATATTTTAAGAGCAGCTGGGTTCGCATCTAAGTTAGGTACTAATATGAGTACACTTAGTGGTATTGCAGAAGGTTTATTAGATTTTGAATCTTCAATTACTAAGGAATTAGAATTAGGTGCAATGTTAGGAAAAAATATTAATTTGGATAAAGCTAGACAATTAGCTATGCAAGGTGATATTGAAGGAGCAACTAATGAAACACTAAATGCTTTAGGTGGTATTGAAGAATTCAATAAAATGGATTACTTCCAAAAGAAAGCTACCGCTGATTTATTAGGTGTATCGGTTGGTGAACTTCAAAAGATGGCATCAAATCAAGAAAAAGCAAACACTTTAGGTGGTGTAATGCAATCCAAATTCTCAGCTGCAGGTGAAGCCATAAACGCTGGGTTAAACAAATATTTAGGTACAGGTCTAAAAGGTTTAGGTGGTATGATTACTATGACGGGCCAAATAGGAACTGGATTTAAATCATTGGGTATCGATATGGGTGGTATTGCTAAAAAATCCGGTGAGTTTGTTAAAAATATTGCCAAAGCAGCAGCATCAAAAATAGGTAACTTATTTGGTGGAGGTGGTGGTAAACCTTCTCTTACTGAAAGTATAGGTAGTAAATCTGGTAAATCTATAAAGGCTCCGAAAGGAGGACCTGGTGGTGGAATTATGGAAGGTATGTCCAAAATCAATATGAATGCAGTTCTTAAAGGTGCTGCAGCAATGGTAATCGTAGCTGGTGCCGTATTTGTATTTGGAAAAGCAGTACAAGAATTTATGAAAGTTAGTTGGGAAGCGGTTGGAATGGCTGTGGTATCAATGTTAGCATTAGTTGGGGCAGTTGCTCTATTAGGTGCTATTATGATGAGTGGTGTAGGTGCTGTAGCTATTTTAGCTGGAGCGGCCGCTATGTTAGTAATCGCAGCATCGGTATTAGTATTAGGACACGCACTCCAAGCAATTGGAACTGGATTTGAAATGATGTCAACTGGTATATCAACCTTAATGCCACAATTAATGTCTGTGGCTACAACGATAGGTGGTTTAGTATTATTAATTCCAGCAATTCAATTATTAGGATTATCATTAATGGGATTATCTGCATCTCTGATAGCATTTGGTGTAGCTGGAGTACTTGCCGCACCTGGTCTAATGGCAATAGCAGCAGTTGGGGCAGTAGCTACTGGTATAAATTCACTATTAGGTGGTGGAGATGAAGGCGGAGGTTCTGATTCTGATTTGATAACTGAAATCAGAGGATTAAGAGAAGATTTAAATAATGGTAAAGTAGCAGTTTACTTAGATGGACAACGGGTAACTGCTGGAGTTTCAAAAGTAGTAAGTAGAGTAGGAAGTAATTCATACGCAACATAATATATTATGCCAACATTAGAAGAATTATTTAAAAGTAAACAATTACCCTCACAAGGTGGTAAAACCGCTGAAGAAGCTTATGCTATTAGGAATAGTAAAGATATAAGAATATCTTCATCAAATCCATTGGTGAATATAACTGGTATGTTGTTGGCTAGAGGTGCTAGAAAGGTATTGGGAATTAGAAAGGATGAATCTTTATTAGAAGAAGAGGTGACTGGTTTAAGAGTTATTAGGTTTGGTTCAATACCGATGATATATGGTTCAGATACACCAAGAATTACTTTAAGAACAACTGATTCAATTTCAAAAATGAAAGCAGAAACATCTGGAGAAATAACAGGTGCTACTGGTTTAATGGCTAAGATAGGAAGTGCGGCATCAAGTGTAAAAAGTGCATTAGGATTACCAACCAAAGCAATT